AACGAGGAGCCAAAAGCTGAAGTGCCGGAAGAAAAAGCACTCACGTTGGAAGATGTCAGAGCCGTGTGTGCGGATAAATCCCGCAAAGGCTATACGGCAGAAGTCAAAGCAATCCTTACAAAGCATGGTGCAGAAAAGCTGTCTGGGATAAATCCAGCAGAATATAAGGCACTGCTTGCTGAAGTGGAGGTACTTGGGAATGCCCTATAAACAGAAGGTGAATTGTACTGCAGGTGCAAGAGAGGCTGGTCTGGACCACGCAGTCTTATCAGCATCCTCCAGTCACAGGTGGCTGGAGTGTCCGCCATCGGCATTGCAGTGTGCTAAGGTCGGTGACACCACAAGCGAGTTTGCAATGCAGGGCACCGATGCCCACAGCCTTTGCGAACACAAACTGAAAACAGCACTGGGGCAAAAATCGAAAGATCCAACAGAAAACCTTACTTTCTTCGATGAAGAAATGGCGGACTGCTCGGATATGTATGCCCAGTATGTGATGGAGCAGCTTGCTGTGGCAAAAGAAAAATGCAAAGACCCTATTGTTCTAATTGAACAGCATCTTGATTTTTCCAAATGGGTGCCGCAGGGCTTCGGCACCGGGGACTGCGTGATTGTTGCAGATGAAACGCTGACCGTCATTGATTTTAAGTATGGTGTCGGAATTTTGGTGGATGCAGAAAAGAATCCTCAGATGATGTGCTATGCACTGGGAGCCTTACAACTGTTTGACGGTATCTATGATATTGATTCGGTGACCATGACTATCTTCCAGCCAAGGCGGGATAGTGTCAGCACATACACCATTTCCAAAGAAGAACTTCTGAAATGGGCGGATGAAGTGTTGAGTCCAACAGCACAGCTGGCGGCAAATGGTGAGGGTGAATACAAAGCCGGAGACCACTGTCAGTTCTGTAAGGTAAAAGCCACCTGCCGCAAGAGAGCCGAATACAACCTTGAACTTGCGCGTTACGATTTTGAGATGCCTTCCACTCTTGAAGATGATGAGATAGAGGCCATTCTTTCAAAAGTTGATGCACTGGTATCTTGGGCAGGCGATATCAAGGAATACGCATTGCAGCAGGCAGTCAGCGGCAAGGAGTGGAATGACTGGAAGATTGTCGAAGGACGCTCCAACAGGAAATATGTTAATGAAACCGCTGTGGTAGATACGGTTAAGGGTGCCGGTTATGACCCATACGAATACAAGGTTCTGGGTGTTACGGCAATGACCAAACTGCTCGGCAAGACAAGATTTGAAGAACTGCTCTCCGGTTTTATCGAAAAACCGCAGGGCAAGCCAACCTTAGTACCTATGTCGGACAAGCGTCCAGCAATGAATACAGCAGCAAACGATTTTAAGGAGGACAAATAATATGTCAAAGAATTATACCAACCATACCAAGGTTATCACAGGAGTAAAAACCCGCTGGTCTTATGCGAATGTGTGGGATGCAAAATCCATCAACGGCGGCGCACCGAAGTTCAGCGTGAGCCTTATCATTCCCAAGGACGATACCGCAACGGTTAACAAGATTAAGGCAGCCATCCAGTCTGCTTACGAGGAAGGTCAGTCCAAGCTGAAGGGCAATGGCAAGACCGTGCCTGCACTTTCTGTACTTAAGACTCCGCTTCGTGACGGTGATCTGGAAAGGCCCGATGATGAAGCCTACGCGAACAGCTACTTCATCAATGCCAACAGTGCATCTGCACCTGGTATCGTGGATGCAGACCGTCAGCCTATCATCGACCGCAGCGAGGTATACAGCGGTGTGTATGGCCGTGCATCCATCAATTTCTATGCCTTCAATTCCAACGGAAATAAGGGTATCGCCTGTGGCCTTAATAATCTGCAGAAAATCAAGGATGGTGAGCCGCTTGGTGGCAAGAGCCGTGCCGAGGACGATTTTGCCACTGAAGACGATGAAGATTTTCTCTCTTAAGAAAATGCAGTGACAATCAATGCAGGCGGTGGGAAACTGCTGTCTGCAGATATTATGAAAATGTGAGGTAAACAGATGGATTTATATGAATTTGCAAAGCAGTTTGATGTGATTGTGATTTTTGCGGTGCTGTACGGATTCGGTATCGGCAGTTTGGTGTACTGGGTCATGGAGTTTTTGCACTGGTGCTTTAAGAAGTGGAAGCAGCACAGGGAAAAGAAAAAGGCAGCAGTCAAAGAAGATACAGAGGAATAATCAGTAAACAGCGGGCGGCGGAGGTCGATTCTTCGCCGCCTTGCTTATCGTAAGGACGGTGACAATATGGGAAAAATACAAACGCTCTCGATTGATATTGAGAGTTACAGCGATGCGGATTTGCAGAAGTGCGGGGTCTATAAATATGCCCAGTCATCTAACTTTGAAATCCTGCTGTTTGGTGTATCTGTAAACGGCGGTGAGGTCATCGTTTATGATCTGGCACAGGGAGAAGAACTGCCGATGGACATTATTACGGCACTGGCAGATGATACCGTGACAAAATGGGCATTCAATGCGGCTTTCGAGAGGGTCTGTCTTTCGGTATGGCTGCAAAGAAACTATCCGCAGTGCTTTTGCAGTTACAGTATCAATGAGGATACCGTGGGAGATTATCTTGACCCGGCGGCATGGAAATGCTCTTGTGTTTGGTCGGCATATATGGGACTGCCGCTTTCCCTTGCCGGGACCGGCACAGTGCTTGGGCTGGAAGAACAGAAGCTGAAGGAAGGCAAAGACCTCATTCGCTACTTCTGTGTTCCCTGCAAGCCAACCAAGGTCAACGGCGGCAGGACACGCAATCTGCCGGAGCATGATATGAAAAAGTGGAATCTGTTCAAGTTCTATAACAAGCGGGATGTCGAGGTTGAGATGTCCATACAGGACAGGCTGAAAAAATATCCTGTGCCGGATTTTGTGTGGGAGGAATACCATCTCGACCAGGAAATCAATGACCGTGGCATTGCACTTGATATGGACGTGGTGGAGAACGCTATTGCTTTTGATGCAAAATCCAAAGCGGAGCTGGCAGAGAAAATGCAGGGACTGACCGACCTTGATAACCCCAACTCCGTGGTGCAGATGAAGCAGTGGCTTGCGGATAACGGTCTGGAGATGGACAGCCTTGGCAAAAAGGAAGTAGCACAGGCGGTCAAAACGGCACCCAAGGAACTGGCAGAGGTTCTGCTCCTGCGCCAGCAGTTAGCCAAGTCCTCTGTAAAGAAGTATCAGGCAATGCAGAATGCAGTCTGTGAGGACAGCAGGGCGAGAGGAATGTTTCAGTTTTACGGAGCCAACCGTTCCGGGCGATGGGCAGGCAGAATGATACAGCTGCAGAATCTTCCCCGAAACCATATGCCGGATTTGAAACAGGCTCGTGGTCTTGTGGAATCTGGCAATTATGCTGCGATGGAGTTTTTATATGATGATATCCCGGATACTCTGTCGCAGCTCATCCGCACAGCCTTTGTGCCGAGGACCGGGATGAAATTTGTGGTGGCGGACTTCTCTGCCATTGAAGCAAGGGTGCTTTCGTACCTCGCCAAGGAAAGCTGGCGAAGCGAGGTCTTTCAGAATAACGGGGACATCTATTGTGCATCAGCATCTGCCATGTTCGGTGTACCTGTAGAAAAGCACGGCGAGAACGGGCATCTCCGCCAGAAGGGTAAAATCGCAGAATTGGCTCTCGGCTACGGCGGTTCGGTCGGTGCATTGAAAGCGATGGGTGCTTTGGATATGGGACTTGAGAAGGAAGAACTCCAGCCGCTTGTAGATTCGTGGAGAGCTGCCAATCCTAATATCGTGCGTTTCTGGTGGGATGTTGACCGCTGTGTCAAGGATACGGTCAAGAACAGAGTAACCACAGAAACACACGGCATCCACTTTTTCTATCAGAGCGGTATGCTGTTCATTCAGCTGCCAAGCGGCAGACGGCTTTCCTATGTGAAACCGCGCATGGGAGAGAACCGTTTCGGCGGTGAGGCTGTGACCTATGAAGGTATGGGCGGCACAAAGAAATGGGAACGCATCGAAAGCTACGGTCCCAAGTTCGTGGAAAATATCGTGCAGGCAATCAGCAGGGATATTTTGGCTCATTCCATGCGAACGCTGTCGCACTTTTTTGTTTGCGGTCATGTTCATGATGAACTGATTATCGAGTGCAGCATGGGAGTTTCCCTTTATGCTGTGTGTGAACAGATGGGCAGGACTCCGCATTGGATTTCCGGGCTTCTTCTCCGTGCGGATGGATACGAATGCAGCTTCTATAAAAAAGATTAGGAAACCGTCAGATTGCACCTCCTGCCAAGGCTATAAGGTAGGAGGTGCTTTTCTAATGAATGATGAGAATAAAACAGTAACGAAAATTACAGAGCCGGACAGTTTACCTGTCCTTATGAAATCACGCATGACGGAGGAACAGCTGTGCGGTGATTATAAATATTGTATGGCACAGAAAATGACAAAAGCATTGCTTGATAAGGACCTGATTTCTGTGGATGAATTCAACAAAATCAGCGAAAGAAACCGCCAAGCTTTCTCTCCATATTTAGCAGAAATTATGCCTTAAATGACTTGATATATGTCGATTAGTACGGGAATATGTCCATACCGAAAGCGAGGTGAGTTGATGAAAAGGATAACAAAAATTGAAGAAAATAATGCCTTATCGGTTAAGACGAAAACCCGTGTTGCTGCCTATTGCAGAGTGTCCACGGCAAGCGATGAACAGCTTATCAGCCTTGATACGCAGAAAGCACATTATGAGGATTATATCAAATCCAATAGCGAGTGGGAGTACGCAGGGGTATTTTTTGATGAAGGTATTACTGGCACCAAAAAGGAGTGTCGTGACGGTCTGAATTCCCTGATTGATTCCTGCGAAAAAGGTCTTGTGGACTTGGTCATTACAAAGTCCATCAGCCGATTCAGCAGAAATACAACAGACTGTTTGGAACTGGTAAGAAAGCTGATGGCGCTAAATGTGACCGTGATTTTCGAGAAAGAAAATATTAACACGGATACGATGGAAAGTGAATTGATGCTTTTCATATTAAGCAGTCTTGCGGAAAGCGAGTCGGTGTCCATTTCTGAAAACAATAAATGGTCAATACAAAAACGCTTTCAGAATGGCACCTACATTATTTCTTATCCGCCTTATGGTTATGAAAATGCCGGGGGAGAAATGATTGTTGTGCCGGAGCAGGCAGAGGTTGTCAAAAAGATATTTGAAGATACGCTTGCCGGGAAAAGTACCCATGCCGTTGCAAAGGAACTGAATGACAGCGGTGTGAGAAGCAAGAAAGGCGGAAAATGGACTCCCGGAGCCATCAATGCGATTATTCGCAATGAGAAGTTTACGGGAGATGTTATTTTTCAAAAGACCTACACCGACAGTCAGTTTAGCCGCCACACCAATGATGGCGAGTTAAATCAATATCTGTGTGAAAATCATCATGAGCCGATTGTAAGCCATGAGATTTTTGACAAGGCAAATGAGGTCCTGAATCAGCGTGGCAAGGAAAAAGGCAATGGAGAGCGAACCGAACGCTATCAGAATCGTTATGGCTTCTCAGGCAGAATCAAATGCGGAGAGTGCGGCGGAGTCTTTAAGCGAAGAATCCACTATAAGCCGAGCGGGAGTTACATTGCTTGGTGCTGCACTCATCATATCGAGGACAGGCACTCTTGCTCCATGAAGTACATTACTGATGATGGGATAAAGACAGCTTTCCTTACTATGATGAATAAACTCATATTTGCCCATCAGAGTATATTAAAGCCACTGCTTTACAGCCTGCAGGGGTTTGACGATAAGAACAGGCTCCTGCAAATACAGGAATATGAAACCAAGCTGGAAAAGAATATGGAAGAAAGACAGGTTCTGACCAGTGTAATGGCAAGCGGACTGTTAGAGCCAGCACTTTTTAGCAAGAAGATTACGGCTTTGACTTTGGAAGAGAAACGCTTGCAGGAAGAAAAGAAACACATGATAAACACGGTCAGTGGTGACAGGACAAAGATTGAAGCATTGGAGAAACTGATGAAATTTGCACTCGGCAGCGGGATGCTGACGGAATACTCAGATGAGATATTCCTTTCCCATGCGGAAGGGGCTATCGTGTTTTCAAGAAAAGAAATCGTATTTGAATTGAAGTGCGGACTGAAATTAAAGGAAAGGCTGGTGGGATAATGGCACACATACCCTATGGATATAAGATTGTAAATGGTAAAGCAGAGGTTGATGAAGAACAGGCAGAAGGGGTCAGAAAGCTGTTTGATGGCTATATTGCAGGGCTTGGATTAAAGCCTGCGGCAGAGAATGCAGGTCTTGAGATTTTTCATGGCAGTGCAGGCAGAATGCTTCGAAACACGCATTACCTTGGCGATGAATATTATCCTGCCATCATCGACAGAGAGCGTTATGACAAGGCGGAAGAAATTAGAATGTCGAGGGCATCTTCCTTGGGCAGGGTCAGAGAATTGCAGGCTGCACCAAAGCCAGTGGCGGATACAAGGTTTACCCTGTCCCCTGTTGAGAGAAAATTTGCAGATCCATTTGAACAGGCAGAATATGCCTACAGCTTAATTGAAAGTGAGGTGACGATACATGAATAAGAGTATCACAGTTATCCCGGCACGAAAGCGTGTGGGAAATACCGTAAATAAAGAAGTAAAGCCGAAACTCAGAGTCGCAGCGTACTGCCGAGTTAGTACAGACAGCGATGAGCAGGCTACCAGTTATGATGCACAGGTAGAACATTATTCTAATTTCATACAGAAAAATGAGGAATGGGAGTTTGCCGGGATATTCGCTGACGATGGCATCTCCGGCACCAATACCAAAAATCGTGAAGAATTCAACCGTATGATTGAAGAGTGTATGACGGGCAGTATTGATATGATAATTACAAAGTCCATCAGCCGATTTGCCCGTAACACCTTGGACTGCCTTCGCTACATAAGACAGTTAAAGGAAAAGAACATCCCCGTGTTTTTTGAGAAAGAAAACATCAACACAATGGATTCTAAGGGAGAGGTGCTGCTGACCATTATGGCAAGCCTTGCACAGCAGGAATCGGAGTCCTTAAGCAAAAATGTGAAGATGGGGATGCAGTTTCGATTTCAGAAGGGAGAGGTGCAGGTCAACCATAATCGCTTTATGGGATATACCAAGGACGAAGATGGACACCTTATCATTGAGCCTGCCGAGGCAGAAATCGTCAAACGAATTTACCGAGAGTACCTGCAGGGGGCAAGCCTAAAACAAATCGGAGACGGCTTGATGGCGGATGGCATTCTAACGGGTGCAGGAAAACCAAAGTGGCGTCCTGAATCTGTGAAGAAAATTCTGAAAAACGAGAAGTACATCGGTGATGCTCTTCTGCAAAAGACCTATACCGTGGATGTCCTTACCAAAAAGCGAGTGAAGAATAACGGCATCGTTCCGCAATATTATGTAGAGAACAGCCACGAAGCGATTATCCCCCGTGACCTTTATATGCAGGTGCAGGAAGAAATGCTCAGAAGATCCAATCTTCACAGCGGTGCGAACCGAAAGAAACGAGTCTACAGTAGCAAATACGCACTTTCCAGTATTTTGTATTGTTCGAAATGTGGAGATATTTATCGAAGGATTGCTTGGAACAATCATGGAAAACGCTCCATGGTATGGCGATGTGTAAACCGTGTAGAGCATGGCCCCGACTGCTGCGATGCACCAACCGTGAAGGAAGAAGAATTACAGAATGATGTAGTAAAGGCAATCAACATGGCTCTTGGTGGTAAAGATGATATGATTGCCGCCTTAGAAGAAAATATAGCGATGGTGCTTGCTTTGGAAGATGAGACTTCGATGGAAAGCATCGATGCCAAGCTGGAAGAGTTGCAGCAGGAGCTTCTGAAACGAGCCAATGCAGGACAGGATTACGATGACCTTGCCGATGAGATAGACAGCCTGCGTGAGAAGAAGCAAGAGGTCATGGCGGACAATGCCGAGCGAGAAGGACAGAAACAGCGAATTGTGGAAATGCAGCAGTTCCTTGCTGGGCAGACGGAGCAGATTGAAGAATATGATGAAAGCATGATCAGAAGAATGGTGGAGAAGATAACGGTTTATGAGGATAAATTCACGGTTGAATTTAAGTCTGGGACGAGTGTGGATGTGGAAAGATGAGATAATACTGCCAGACAGCCCCTTACAGAAAATGTAGGGGGTATATGTATATTTTATAAAAATCAGATATTTAAAACGATGAGTTTTTTGTCTAAACATACAAAATACACATTTACGCATTGACAACTGTGAATGTGAATAATATAATTGGGTCAGTTGTAAATAAGGAGTGTGATGAACA